TGATGAAAAATATTCTGGCAGAAGCAACTGTTTCTGAAGAATTTGCCAAAGACTTTGGTATCTATGATCTCAATCAATTTCTTAATGGCATGAGTCTTCATCAACAACCTGAACTTGACTTTGCCAATGAAGGTTATGTGATGATTCGAGAAGGTAAGATGCGTTCTAAGTATTTCTTTGCCGATCCTAATGTTATTGTCACTCCTCCTGATAAAGAAATCAAACTTCCTAGTGAAGATGTTGCTTTTGAGTTAAGCACAGACGAACTTGATAAACTACTGAAAGCAGCAGCAGTGTATCAGTTGCCAGATATTTGTGCTGTTGGAGAAGCAGGTGTTGTTAAACTTGTTGTTCGTGACAAGAAAAATGATACTTCCAATGATTTTGCTATTGTTGTTGGCGAAACTAATGATGAGTTTTGTTTCAACTTCAAAGTAGAAAATATCAAAGTTCTTCCTGGCACATATGATGTGGTAGTATCTTCTAAACTTCTGTCACGATTTACTAGTAAGAATCATGATCTCACATATTACATCGCATTGGAACCAGACTCGACATTCGGTTGATATATGGATGAGAATTTTGGGCAGTGGTCTTGTGATCATTGCCTATTTTATTATCATTCATGTTGACTTAATGACTGGAGTGATAACGCAGTTTGTAGCAGATCTTATTTCAATTCCTTACTTTGTTAGGACAAAATCTTGGGATGTTGTTATGATGCTATCATTCCTACTTGCGATTTCATTATCTAAATTGTTATGAATATCTTTGTGACTGACCCAGACCCTAGGCAATCTGCCAGGGTTCTACCTGATAAGCACATTGTCAAGATGCCCCTAGAGACCTGTCAGATGCTTGCTATCGTATGCTCTGACAAATGGGGTCACGGATTTGGCACCCTTCCCAGAGCAGACGGAACTCCCTATGCTACTGAGAAGGGTGCTTTCCGTAATCATCCTTGTACGGTCTGGGCAAATGCCTTTGTGATGAACTGGCAGTGGTTGCTCTCTCACGGTATTGCCCTCTGTGACGAGTACACTGCCCGCTATGGCAAGGTCCACACCTGCTACCATACATTGTTGGCAGCAAAGGAGATACTTCCTACAGGAGACCCCACAGGACGATCTGGTAAAAGTCCCAAACCATTTGTATTTGCTGGACCCGATGAGTTTAAGTATGATACAAGTATAGATATTTTTACTGCATATAAAAAATATATTGCTTCCAAACCATGGGTAGCAAATAATTACCTTCGTCTTCCTCATCGTAAACCAGAATGGATCTAATGAATAATCAAAACAAAAAATCTGAATATTATTATGAGTATGATCGTAATGATTTGAATAGAAAAAATCCTTTCCTTGATAAAGAATTGGAGCAAATTCGCAGTGAAGGTGGATTTGAATGGACACCCCTGACTGAAAATACAATAGAAAAATATACTCTGACTATTGATGATAATGGAGTTTTAAATTTAACTCCGAAAATTTTAGAAGCAACTGGTTGGAAAGAGGGTGATGTGTTAGAATGGATTGACAACAAAGATGGTTCTTTTTCTTTAGTTAAAAATAATGAAGGAATTTGATTATGAATTGGATTATAAGTCGCTTGACTTTACTGATCCAGAAGTGCGTAGACTTTATCGTATTGGAAGGGGAGAGCAAGGAGTTCTACTGGTTCGCCCTTATACAAACGACATTTGTGCTCACTGGAGGTTTGTAGATGAAGAGACGGCTACTAAATCTTCTGATAAAATATACAAAATGTTCTGTGAATATCGAAAAAGGAAAGATTTCATTGG